TGATATTCATACAGGGCTTGCTACACGATATGCTGATTTTCAACTATGGTTAGAGAATAACTATCCTTTCATTTATGAAAATATGCAGGCGGTTTATGATATAGATGCAGAATGGTGGAATGATTTTGAAGTGCAACTTGGGAATCTAGATATCAATAAATTTGTATCAAAATTTAATCCACCAGCCAAGCCCATTGATGAAATTATAGCAGAGGCAAAACGGAAAAGGGATTTTGAGGAAAGGTACAACATACCACCCAGTTTGCATTTTGATTCTTATTGTGCAAAACGGCTTAAAGGTTTGCTTGATGTGTTGCAATACTGTTTTGAAAAATGGGTGGAT